ACGGTGATTTACACGAACACCTGCTTGACTATTTTCGCCAAGAGCCATTGTAAGTGTATTGTTACAAACAACACGGGTTGCAACAAAACGAATATCAATAGATTTACCATACATATGTGGATTTGAAAACAGCAAATAACCATTCACTTCATCACCATTGAAAAGACTAAACCCATCCTTCAAATCAGCAAGTGCCCATACAATCTGACCCTCTTTCAAAGAACCAGCAGTATCCATGATCATATCGCCTTTTGATACGAAATCATCAAAGAATTCGAAGGCGTCTTTGTTTTGGACAGGATTCCATCCTTTACCTACATGGGTAAGAACTTTTCCATCAGTTTTACGAATAAGAGCCTCTTGCCCTGTTTTGATAGTTTTCTCTTCACCATCAATTTCAATATTTGCGAAAGTAGGTGCTTTTTGGACTTCCCAATCCAAACCAGCTACTTTCATCATTTCTTCTGGTGTCATGTCATCACCAACAGGAACACCTAGACCATGCCACGGAACGCCTTGTGAAAGACGATATGCCATTTGTGCTTCGCCGTTGATAATTTCTAGTTCATGAGCCATTATTTAATCTCCTAGTTTTTGTTTTGGTGAGGTGATTATAATCAATATGATCACCTTTGTCAACATGTTTTTGAAACTTTTTACGAAGTTACTTTGTAGCCTTTATCATAGCTACCGACATTGACACGCATGTAGTAGGCAGTATCAAAGTAGTCAGTCATAGAATCGCTATTGTCATACCACTCTTTACCCCGCATAGCTACAAAGATTTTTTCAACAAACTTGCGAGTGATACCAGAAAAGCTGCTACCGTGAGAGTGATGAATTTGCAGATTGTCACGACCGAAGTCGATAGCACCTTCTTTGAGGTTGACAATGATAGTGGAGTGATTGCTCACAGCAATGGTGCCTTTAACACCGAATTCTTTCATAACTGCTTTGATAGCAGGAGCAAGCTTTTTTTTCATTTCTTGGGACATATAGGCCATGTGGCACCTCTTTTTCTCTGTCTTACAAATATAAGATAGGCTATAAAAGGTGTGCTGTCAACATGTTTTTATAAGATTTTTATGATTTTTGAAATTTTTTCGTCTTTCCACTCAGATTCTTCAACTGGATATGATCCATATTGATCATGAAGAAGCCCATTTCTGTATAGTTGGAAGTGGTTTGGTGTGTTGATGATACAATCTTCTGTGTCGCTTTTTACAAATTGCTGCAAAGTCAACCCAGATTCATATTCTTCAAAATCAATATTTTCATATATCAACATTAGCAAGAATTCTGGTATAGTCATCCCACCATACCAATCTTCTTTTTTGTCGAATGTCTTTTTTACATCTATGAAAACATAGTGGAAATCCATATCCAAAATGTGGCACAATACTGCCACCCCGCAACATGGAAGTTCTTTAGGTATGTTGTAGTTTGTCAATGCATTGTGTCAGAATAGTTTGGGAGATTTGTGATCATTTCGCCTGTATGTTCACCATAACCAGCTTTGATTATGTCAATGCAGGATATATATTTGTCTTTGGTGTCAAAAGACGGGTATAGGTATTCATGTTCTTTGTCGTTATCCATGTATTTTTTAGAATACTCTTTTGCTTCATCTTCACTTTTGAAAGTAGGGACTTTATAGCAACCAAAATCTTCAACTCTACTGAAAAATCCAAATTTCTCATACGTTCCTAAGAACAACCCTCTTTCTTTGCATATTATAATATGTTTCATTTTTCTTTCAATAACCTTACTAGATGCTGTATCTCTTTTGCTTTTTCACTGTTATCAATATTTCTAGCATCTTTTTCAATGATAGACGCTACTCTTTCAATTCTTTCAAGAATTTCTTTTTCAGGCATTTCAGACTCCTTTATAAATCAACACTGTTTCTTATTTTGATGAAGTCGTTAATGAAATTTTTTGTTTCATCAACAAAAATAAGAGGTTCTGAATCATCAACAGTCATGACAGTTACTATCTGAGGTATTGGCTTTCCAGTTCTCTCATAAAACATGTAAGCATAACATGCTTCTTGGCACATATAGCCGTGTACATCTTTTTTAGACTTTTTTCTTTTGCTTGTCTTGAAATCTATGATTGACCATATACCATTCCATTTGGCAATACAGTCAACTCTACCAGCTACACGCAAAAAATGTGAATATAGTGGAAGTTCTAAACCTGCTATAAGACCTACGTTATCATCTAAAAATGGTTTGATGTAATTGAAACTAGCAATGTTTGCAGGCATATGGCCTTTTTTATAGTCTGGGTTATTTCTTAAATATTGTTCTGCAATTTCGTGAACTGCTTCCCCTCTGATACTAGCCTGAGTAGATATTTTTTTGGCTTCTTCTTCGCCAACTCTTTTTCTCCACTTGTCTAAGTAAGATTTATCAGTGCCTTTACCCAAAATGGTAGTTACAGATGGATATGCATTTCCTTCTGGTGTTGTATAATATCTGCCATCATCTGTGGTCACAACATCTAGCTCTTCAAAGACTAAGTTAGGTACATGTTTGAAATTCACGGCATAATATCTCTTATCACAATTTTGTTGAATTTAGGTCTGAACTCTGGCAATTTTATTTTACTGGTATCCATTTTATTTTTAGCATACGAAAGTGATATGTGTGGTTGGTATGAAGGCCATTGGTCCTCAAGACCTAGCCTTTCAAAATGCTCTCTTATGTCCTTCAACCCCCCGCTAAGTGAAAGGCTAAGTACAGGTATATCTTCATTTTCTCCCAAAAATTTTATCCCAGAAATGATAACTTCTGTTGGTGTTTCATTCACTTCTTTGTTTTGTAGATTTACTTCATTTGTTGTAAAAAATATGGTAGTGTGGAAGTCAAAATCTTCTGGTTCTTGTTCAGAACCATCATAATTTACTGACAGGTCAAAACCATTTTCTTCCGCCCATTCACGAAGTTTTTCTTGAGATTCGTCATCATACATGACTGCTACATATTTTCTTTTTGACATAAATTCTTTCAATGTTTTCATTATCCTGACTCCGCTGTCCCTGATCCCGATATTATGGAGCCGCTATCTATAGAGTCTCCAACCCTTGCAAGTGGTATACCTTCCACTGTAACTTTTCCACTACCTGATGCTATTGGGACAACATGTGGTACACAAGAACTCCCTACTAGAAGGGTGTGTGATACCGAGGGGTCTCCTAGCCTTGCAACAGGTATTCCGTTACATGTAACCTTTGAACTACCAGAAGCTATAGTGCTAACACCTGTACATGGGTGTCCCGTAGAAAAAGAATCTCCTACTCTGCATATTGGTGGCATTTTATAACTACTTTCTCTAATTGTACCTTCCTACACAATTAGTTTACATGTGTAGGAAGGTTTTGCTTTATTCAATAGTTATTTATTAGGAAGTAGAAAGCTCTCTTTCCTTTGCTATGATATATTCTTTCACAACACCTGATCTGACAATATCGGCTGTCTCGAATTCTATAGTATCGAAAGAAGGTATTTTTTGAATTATATTCATAAAATCAGCAAGACCAGATAGGTCCATTCTATTTTTAGATGATTTCAAATCATCTTGTTTCACGTCACCGCAGAATATTATTTTTGAGCTTTCACCGACACGGGTCATGACAGTATCAATTTCGCCAAAGTTACAGTTTTGCACTTCGTCAAGAATGATGATAGCGTTATCAAATGTCAAGCCTCTTACAAATGACGTACTCATGAAACTTATCATATTTTTTTGTTTCATGATACCATAAGCATCACCTCTACCAAATAAGTCATTAACTATGTCAATGTATGGTGTTTCATAGTACCCCATTTTTTCGTTTAGTGACCCAGGCATGAACCCTTGGTCTCTTGATTGCACTGCTGATCTGACTATGATAATTTTATCATATTGATCTGATTTCATTACTTCTTCCAATGCCAAGTAGAGTGAGACATACGTCTTACCTGTCCCTGCACTCCCTATCGCAGCTATATTTTGACCTTCGTTATAGCTTTCAAATAATCTTTTTTGATTTTCTGTGATAGGGGAAACGCGCTTCATTGTAAATTTGTTGTTTACAACGTAATCAGTTTCTCTTTCTACTTGTCTCTGTTTTCTACGTGAAAGACGTTTTTTCATGAAACCTCCTTTGGATTAAAATCCAATATTTGCTTAATGTTATCATACCAAATACGTTTTGAGACACCATATTTAAACCCAAAACGGGAACAAAATTCTCCTTTATCTTGTATTTACGGTTGAATATTTGTGTGCGTTCTTCGCTTTTTGAAGAACATCGTTAAAAGAACTATCGACATGGCGGATACCAAGTCTTACTGAATCGCCTATGGATGGTGCTCTTTTAAATATATGTTGTATGTTAGGGTTGTCTTTTAGAAAAGCTTCCATTTCGGAAATCTTCATTGTCTGATCAAATTCTTCATTTGTATCATTATTTCTAAAGGTATAAGCTGGCATTAATCCTCCTACAAAAAAGGGCAGTCATTGCAGACTGCCCAGATATCATTACATAATCTTATGTCTACGATATTATTTATAAGAACTAGATGCTTTCACCTGTGATAATATCGTATATTTCTTTCCAGTTCTTAACTTTTTTCAGCATATACGGATTATCATAATTTTTGTTATAATGTTGCTCCACAAGAATTGGTTCTAGGCCGTATAGAAGACCATATTCCGCATTTTTTGGAACATCTTCAATCCAATAACATCCGCTGTCTTTATAGAACTCTAGATACTGCTTTTTGTTTTCAGATGTGCCAGTTAGAATAACCCTCTCAAATGCCGTTTTACCAAACAGGTTTTCGATATTTCTACTCCTTAGACCAAAAATATGTGGGTCATTGGGTACAGCAGAAATACAGTGAAACACATATCCATGTTCTTCATGCAATTTTTTGATGTATTTTATTGCGTCTTTGAAGGGTGGAAGTTTTTCGATATACGCACTTTCGTTGAACATCTTAACTAACAAATCAGCAGTTTCTTCTGGTATATTGTATGACAAATGAATGTCATACTCTTGTTCTTTTTTCTCATGGCCATTGAAACGCATCCACATATCAAATGAATGTTCCCAATAGCCACATACGCCATCATAATCTACTAGAATTACATTATCAAACATCAAAACCCAAATCTTTCAGGGTATTTGTAGTGTCAACAAAGTTCTTGTGTAGAATAGGAAACCCACCCAATTCAGCCCAAGCTTTACAATTTTTTTGAAAATCATCAATCAGAACATCACCCGCATCATGCATGAAAAGACCTTTGTTCTTTCCACCCATCATTGGAATGACTGTAATGTCAGTAGAAAGGTGCTTACGCACCCACTGACGCTTCTGAACTGCTGCAAGCTTATAGTTGCTTTTTGGACATGCAGTCAAAATTGTTGGATTTAGATGCTTGACGCTATTGAAAAAATCAATAGCGCCTTCACATACTGGTAGATCAAGAAAAAACGATGGATGGGAATTGATATGTTTCCACATAACATCATCATCTAAATCATTGTGGTTCAGACCAAATAAATTTGGAAAGTGCACATCGAAATCTGCCATCACACCGTCTAGGTCAATGTAGAGATTCGCGTTTATCATAATATATCCTTATTTTTATTCTTCGTCTTTGTCTTCAAATGCCGAAAACTTTTCAGCAATTTTACTGCGGCGTTTTTGGCGTCGATTTTCCAGATTACGATCTTTTTTTCGATTGTAATCGTCGTTACCCCATTCATCATCTTCCCACTCTTCGCGGAATTTCTTGAATGATTTGGCCATGTCTTAGTTATCCTTTTTTTCTGTTATAAGTCCTGGGAACGATTCTTTTATAACACTGATAGGTAGTCCTGTCAACTGTTTTTGCATTATCATGCTGATTAAAAGTTTCGCATCTTTCTTGTCTACATCTTCTAATAGACTTATGAATAATTGTTCTCTTTTGATTTGGTTTAGGTTATCATAACCGCCACCTTTAACAAAAATTTTAAGTCTCCTAGCTTCTCTATACAACATACCCTCTGAGTCAATAATTTCACTTGGCTTGTATGGCGGTTCGCTGCTAGGTAGCAGAATCTTTATATTCTTATCGTACATGATTTGCAAGACCATTCTGAGTGGTTCAGAATTATTCTGTTGTAACCATGCCACTTTTTCTGTGTTGTTTTTCTTCTCAATAGCCTTATCAACTATTTCTGCTAAAGAAAGCCTCATTTAAAAATCTCCAATATCTGCCATCAAGTTTTTTAGTTTGTTTGTCATAAAGTAGTTCATAATATGTTTTCTACCTATATCTTTGTCTTTGTTATATTTTTCTAATATCATATCCCTGTATTTATCAGGAATGCAATTTAGGTCGATAAGAACTCTATTTCTTTCATAACGCTCTTTTTCTTCTTCACTCATATTATCAAAGCTTTGGGTGAACAACTCAATTCTTTTTGCTGTCATTGGTTTTTGTCTTTTGCCAATAACAAGGCAATTGTCTTCTGATAATATATTTGGGATACCGTCACCTGAATCACCTTTTAGTATATGGTGTTTTAGATACAATTCTGGTGAAGAGTTTTTTATCCACTTTTTTCTGATAGGGTCATATTGATCAATATTAGCATGTCTTTGCAGTTGAACAAAGTCTTTGTCCCCAGATAATATCAAAAATTTGTTGTTTGACTGGTTAAGCGGTGTCCCGTATTCATTGCATATAGTTCCAATGATGTCATCAGCTTCAACTGAATCAAAATGCAAGACCTTGTACGGGAAAAATTCTTCTAGCTCTTCCCTGATCTTATTGATAATCGTGAATAGATTGTTCCAATCAAGTTCCGATTCTTCTCTTGTCTTTTTACGGTTGGCTTTATAGTATGGGAAGTATTCTTTGCGCCATGAATTTTTACCATCTGCGCATATGACTAGCTCTCCATATTCGCCTTGAAATTTTGAACGTGTTGAACGTATGGAATTCAAGAACATATGTCTAATCATGTTTTCATCTATGTCTACATTATGATGGTTTCCTATTGATGCAAATAGAGACGCTAACATGACCTGATTGTAATCAACTAATAGTGGCATTTTTAATAATCCTTATATAATTCTAGTGATTTGCATTGTACACTAGTTTTTATATTTTGTCAATCCTCTTGTTCTAAATCCATAAGATTTTCTACAAAATCTTGTTTTATTTCATCAGTTATGACTTCTTCAAAAGCATCATCTGCGAACTCTTGTAGAGGATGATAAACACCATTTGCCCTCAAATGCAGTGCAGATATAGCTTCCATTACTAATACAATATTAGGAAATAGTACATCTTCTTGATTATCAAAATCTACACCATCTCTACCCATTTCTGTAAAGACATAGTGATGCAGCTTTTCGCAAAATTCTTCTGAATATTTTCTCTTATATTCAGCAGCTTTTTCTGCCATTTCTTCTAAAGTTTGAGGCGGTGAATCTTTTTTTTGCTTTGGGAAAGCTACCACTTTGTTGTCAGACATTTTTCAAATTCTCCAATATGTTTGTCCATTTTAATGTAAAAGCTTCTATGCTATTTTTATTCATAGGATTTATTGACTTCTTAGTTAAATTATTTATGAAGCCTTTCGTTTGCCTTTCTGCATTTAAAAACATATCGACAGACTGGAAGCATATATTGGCGTGATCACTGAGATTTTCAGTGTACTCATATGATACAGTGTTGCCTTCTGCGGTTTCTGTAAGAGCACCATAATTGGGATGTATTGCAAGACAACCAGATCGTATAGCCTCAATAAGCGCTATACATGATGTTTCTTTCCATATGCATGGGTATAGGAATATGTGAGATTTAGAAAGATACTCTAAAACTGTCTGGTTATCTTTTGATCCATGATAGGTTATTTTAGGGTGATTGTTGAGTTTTTCAAAAAGAATTTTGTAAGGTTCATCTCTCTGCGCCCAACCATAAATTTCAAAAGATGAAAAAACATCAAGATGGATATTGTCATGCTTACTGGAAAGTGCATCAAAAATAGGATACACCAATTCAAGTCCACGGTGAGGTGTGGTATGATAGATGAAATTTATAATGTCATCTGATTTTTTTGAATTGGTGTTATCAACTTCAACTGCGTTAGGTATTACCATGCACTTAGAATATGGCAGCTTGTAGTAAGCAATATACATGTCTCTCTGCCATTGCGAAACAAAAACAAAAAAATCAAACTGTTTCCAGCCTTCATTCAATAGAATTTTGTTTTCAGGGTCCTCTGCCAAGTCATGAAGCCAGAGAATGTTTTTTACGTCTTTGTAAATTTCTCTTGGTCTTGACAAGTGAATAGCATAATCTTTCAAAATCTCTTTCGGAATGTAATGCAAGAGGCGGTCTCGCATCATTTCAGTCCCGCCTCTCGCATTTTTAGAAAGTTCAGTCTCTATGACTTTACCTTTGTAGATGCAACTCATGTCATTACATACATTTTCTTTAGGCGTTCTTTTGGGTTGCCCCACAAGTCGTTTGCTTTGACCCTAATAAAACGCTTATGAGTTTCATTTTTGTTTGGATTTGGGATAGTAATCCATGGATTTTGCCCTTTCAACCAAGCTTTTTGTCGATTGATAAGTCTATCCCCAGCGCTCACACCACGCTTCATAGCTGTGCGTGTTGCACGGGACACATTGCTGTGTTGACCTTTTGAAACGTATGTTTTGCCAGAACTTTTTTTAGCCATTATATAGTCTCCTTCAATTATATTTTTTCAAGTTTTAATATACCCATATTTCTAAGTATATTGTAATTAATGTTTGTCAAATCTCCACAGGGGTCAAGTCTAACTGTAGCTATTAGTCTGTCCATATATTCAAGTTCTTTTTCATGGTCAGCAGCTAAAGATAAAGATTCGAAAACTGTTTCGATATCATAAGGATTTTCAAGAAAGACTTTGTTTTCTTTCTTGGGCATGTCGCTCCTTTTCGTAGATTGTTTTGATTGTTTCATGTAAATCTTTCACACTTCCATTGTTGTGTATTCTATAAGTTCTTATTGAGAATTTTTCAGGGAGAATGTGTGATTTGATGATTTCAGTTTTTTTGTTTATGATAAATTCTTCTACCAAATCACCATCAAGATACCTTCTTGAATCATTAGAGAAATCACATTCTTCTCTTGTCAATTGGACCAAACATATATTTTCGGCTCCAACTTTATTTATAATAGGAAAGATTTCTTCTTTAAACCCACCATCACTGGAACAATAATCAACAGAAGCTTCTATGTTTTCCGACACTTTCACCCCAAAGTAGTCTTTGCCATGTTTAGGCTTTATAATATCCTCAGACACATGTATCAACGCATCTCTACGGCTCCTATCTCCTAATAGTGTCTCTTTACGTTCTTTTATTGTCCTGTCAGAATAACCATCCATAAACCATTCTTTTGTGACATTGAAATGTTTACATGTTTCTTTGAAAAGAGCGTCTTTGAATTCAATGTGCTTAAAATTTTGGTTTTCCACCAAGTATAGGCAACATTCATCTTTACCTGTTCTAGGCGGTCCATTAAAGATAATTATCATGCCATAATTTCACTTCCAATAAATGCGGACGCCCATTCTTCTTTAGTTATACCAGATAAGATAAATTCACGATCTTCATTGTTCAGGTATGGCATTGCTTCATCAATACTAAATCCATTAGTTTTCCAAGAAATGTAGTCTTCTGGATTCACTGGAATGTTGCGGGAATGTTCAATTCCACTGATCACACTAACACGTTTAATTTCCACTTTTTTCTCCTTATTCAATATGACCATTAGAAATAATATACACTATAATATCTTATTTGTCAAGCATTTTTTTATGTCCTAGCTTGGCAATATAGTAAGAATCTACAATATCAGACAATGGATTCCATTGTTTGGTGCTCTTTATATCTAGTTCTTTTCTTATATCAAGACCAGTTTCTTCTAAGAACTTTTCATACATGAATTCCTTGTTAGCATTGCCCTTATCAGTGGCAAATTTTTTAATTTCAGATGGTGAAAAGACATCGTATTTTATGTTTTTTGACCACAGACCATATTTCAATATTCCCGTATTCTCTGCTATTTGGAACACTCTTCCTACTGCATTAAAGGCATATCCTTCTAAGAAGCATTTGTCAACACCTCTCCTATCACTAATGACAGATGCCCATTGTGAAAGATTGTGATATCTTTCAGCATCACTATTGTATTCGGGGTATTGCATACCCTTGAATTTTTCATTGATGATGACTTTTTTAGCAGATGATACCAAATAATAGAAGGTGCAGTTATCAACACTCCACCCTTCACCCTCATGAACACATATAGCTGGACTTGTTAAACTATAGTCAATACCACAAATAATCATAAACACCCCTTTTTAGAGGTATTTATGATATTTTTTTAGTTTTTTACAAGGTGTTGGTCTGGCGCACGTCCACTAAGAATATCCATATAAAATTCAACCATGTCTAAGTTGTGCAATTCTCCCTCAAGATAATCACACATATCTAATACTGAATCTAGATCAACACCATTATTTTCCATATCTAAGCTTAAAGCTTCAAACATAGTCAATTCATGGTCAATCATCATCACTATTATTTTTTTGTCAAAATCATTTATATCAGAAACGTTCTTGTCCATAATTACCCACTGTATTTTCTATTTCTGTTACAAGTTCTGAGTATCCGCCAATATGTCTACCACCCCACCATATTTGCGGTATTGTTTTTGCATCAGGCATGATTTCTTTTAGACTTTTGTGATTTTCGGGTTCGTCTGTATTCAAATATTCGTATTTGAGTCCATATCGTTCCACTAAATCCTTTGCTTTTTCACACCAAGGGCAGAAAGGATTTCCATATATTTGTATCATGCATTATCTCCTTGTATCTTTAGTTCCACTGTTTTTCTTTTGTTCCAATAAATCCATGCTGCAAGACAATGATCATCATCATTGAATAATTTCAAGAAAACAAAGTCTATAAGCCATGCCAGATTTGGTTTGCCTCTTCTTTTCCAGTCATGGTTTCTAGCAGAGAATGTTTGGTTTGAATAGCCACCAAGCAGCACGTTGAGCAAGACTGAAAGTGCTATCCCAACTCTTTTTAAATAATTTTCCACAAATAACCTCCTTTTAAGCTATTTATGGAATTGGCTCAACCATTGTTTTTCTGGTGGTTTTTAAGAAAATCTTCGCAAGAAATTAAACCCATATCATGAAATACGTTCTTTTTCATTTCACCGTATTCAAACCATTTGTTATTAAAAGCTATAGGTAGGCTTGGTTCATTCACCTCAATAACACCTATACCATAATCTGTATTGACTGTATAGGTGTTATTGAATGTCTCAGTTCTATACTTGTAAAATGCTTTCCATGTGGTTCCGTTCCATTCTGCCCTGTTTTGGATAAATGCATCATAATCCGAATGGGCAGCTTGGAAACTTAATGGTGTGCAATCATGG